GTACCTACTCATTTTTACAGCCGTTTCCATAACCGCCGTTATCATAGGTATTCCCCTTGCATTGTCTAAACGGTACTTTGACCCATACACAAGTTTTGCAGTTTGGCAATACGGGTACTTATCCATGTAAGCGGGTATTCTTTCAAAATCCGCTATGTTATTGTACAGATTGTTTTTAGCAACCCAATATGCTACCTGCTTACCTGTTTTATCATATTCAACGCCTAAACGAATGATATTGTTATTTTCAGGGTTTAGCGTATCCATACCAACGCCAATAGTACCAAATTGCAAAGGACTTCTAACGTGTTGTCCGTCTATTAATTGTACACTAGGTTTGCCGTTTTTATAGTGCATTATTACCAACACATCACCGCCGACAATCGCATTTTTCCATGCCTCCCTAGCTATTTCATTAAGGCTTATTTTATCGGTATAATCTGACATGGTAGTAGAGGAAAACAAATCAAATAACGCCTCCACATTTTCGTTAAATTCTTCACTATCGCCAATGTCTGATTTCAGCATTTTCAGAACAGAAACATTAGGTTTTGCCTTTAGCTTTAAACCTGTTCCTATTACCCAATCGCACGACCTTTTAACCAATGCCGCACAAACATCACTATCCAACATTGCTTGCCATGAACGCCAACGTAAAGCCGCATGGTCAAGCATATAGATTTTGACCGGTCCGATTTCGCCTAAGTCTTTTTCACCGTCAAATATTACGGGGAATATACGGTTATAGCCCCCCAACGTTTGTGAATCAACGTTGTTGACGACTGCCGCCTGAGGGGTTGGTTTTTCGGTAATAGCAATTTCGGTACTGCTTTCGGCAATTACCTCAATCTTTTTACCACCCCTAAATATGTCAAATAAACCCATGCTAAATTATATTTACTCCTGTTCTCCAATTTGGGAAATTTTTACTATCCATCGCCCTGTACATACGCCCGTTGTACCTATTCAGGTAAATTTGCTTTATCCTTTCCCATGATAAAATCGCATTGGCAATTGCATCTAAATTATTGTAGGTAACGGATATTTTTGTTTGTCCATCATCTAACTTGTATTCATGCTTCATAGGGTCGCCCTGAAAAGCGATTTGAGCATCAATAAGATTATCAATGATAGTATTTATACTATTCACCCTTGCCGCCGCCGTTGTTTGGCTTTCAGAGGGCATAATTAATGATTTATTAAACCATACTATAAGCATATTAAGGCGTTTTTATTTCGTCAATTTTAGCGGCTGTAAAATCAGGTGCTGGCGGTGCAGTATAAGAACCACCCGCACTTGCTATACCTGCCTGAATAGCCGTATTTTGTAAAGTTAAGTAATTTTGCATTACAGTATTGAATTGAGTATATCTCATTGCATTATCAGCCGTTCCACCTAATTCTATCTGACCCGCACCCGCCGTATTATGCAACCAAATGTAAGTTACCAAAGCACCCGAACTATCCGTAGAATATGCCCGAAATTCACCCGTAGCGGCTAATTGGTTTTTATTCACATACCCTATAATCACATTGCTACCTTGAATTGTAGAAGGTGCATAAATAGCTGTCATGTTTTCAATGGGTACGCTGTCAATTCCAAATGGCATACATTCGGTTGGTTCTTGCACATTGTTTTTGCCCGATACGATAACCTTTAATTTTCGTATGCCTCCCGATATGCTGGCACTTAAATATTTTGTTAGGCTAATCATGGTTGGTCAAATGGTGTTATAACTGCGTGAGCGTTCAAATCACTAACGTAAGGTATCACTAAATTCGTTCCTGTAAAAATATTAAATACGGAGTCATTATTAAACGATTCGGGCAGTACACAATTTAAGGTAGCTGTTTCCGATTTCTCATCTCCTTGAAAATCTACACTTTCAATAAACCATTTACTTTTTTGGTATAAAAACAATTCAGGATTTTCAACCGTTACAATATCAGCAGGTCGGGGTATTACTCCATTTAATGTCCATCCTTGAATTTGGATAGATAATCTGATTGCAGTCTTAATTTGATTGCCTAATACACGCCTTGCAAGCAATGGAGGCGTATTTGCATTGCCTGTTGTTTGCTCAACTACTCTAGGTCTGAACAATGGCACATATCCCGCCGTAGATTGCAAACCCTTAAATCCTCTTGTACTGTCTAAGTATGGGTTTTTTATTGGTGCGCTTTCTACTCCGTTGGCATCACCTACAATGTACTGACCCGTAACAGATATTTGGTCGTTCATTGCCTGACCGTTAGTTACTAACGTCATGTTTAACCATGTACCCGTCTTAAATGCAAATATTGGCTTTTTACTGCTGTCTGCTTGTGTTAAAAGTAGGTCGCCTTGTGGCGTATGCGATAACACGACATTTTTCTGCAAAGCGTAGGTACTCAAACAATCTTTAATAGTCTGAGAGGGTTTAATTTCCAATACAGGGAAAACCTCATCGCATATTGCAGATACGTTTTTTGTAGCCGTTACATTCAATCCAAATGGAGTAATGAGATACGAAGCCCAATCAATCAAAGATACATTTTGCTTTACCAATGTGGCATTATATTCGGCGGTGCAATCCTCTAACACTCCCGTAATGGAATATCCGCTAATTTGGGTATATTCCTTCTTTGCACTATCGCTGAAACTCTGACCTATTAGAACGCCCGTAATCAATAACTCCCCATTGTGGCGTATCTCTACACGATTGTAAGTAAAAGGTAAGAATATGTATTTATCCGAATCGCTTGCGGGATTAAAGTACAAATTAAAGCCAAAGGTAGACCCTACTGAATCATATTTCAATGAAACAGCAACGTTGTTATACTTTGTTATGGTCTTACCGTTTACCTTTAGTTCCATTATTATTTTGAGGTGTTTTTACCTCTGATTTTTCAGTTACTTTCTTAAAAAAATATTGGTGTCCGTCAATATGGTAGTTATCCCAATTGTCTTTACCAAGTTCATTAAGTTCGATTTCTGTCATTTTTGACAATGTAGTTACTATTTTGTATTGTATCATACGTAGTATATTATATCCCTCCCTTTTTTGATTTCAAGTAATTCATGTCCAACAATATTGTTATCGCTGATTATACGGTCAATTGTGCTATCATCGGGCAATAACCCATACAGATTATAAGCCAATAAAACAATGTTTGTATCAGTCGGGCAACGGAATATCCTTTGTTGTTTTGCATTATTGGCAACCTCAAATAATACCGCCGTTGTGTAGTTTATTAATTGACCAAGTGCATTGATACTCTGAAAATCGGGAATAAAACTACCTGCCGTTGCACCGTTTGCGCTTTGTATCTCATCAAGTGAGGCAATATAGTCATTGTATGCACCCGTAACCAATTCAATCATGTCTAAAACAGACTGCCTGTTAGGGTACGTTGTAGGCGTAATATCGGTTACTGTTGTTAGTCCAAGTGTACTTATAAGGGAGGCGCAATTATTCTCCCAAATACGCTTTAAATCGGGTAGGTGTAATCCGAGTAACTTAGCCTTTAAAGTATTGTAAGCATTGACTAAAAATGTCGCCCGTTTGAATACTGTATTTACAAAGTATGCAGGTATGTTTAAAAAGTTTTGAGCCGCCTGAATTGCACCTAAAGAATCATGTAAACCGTTGTTAATTGCCGCATTTGCTTTTGCATAGTAATTGTTGGCTAAAGTAATATCCGCCGATACCGTTGCAAATGCTAGTTGTAGCGATTGAATAATACTCATGTTATCATTCATGTCGTTAATGTCGCCTACATTCATAGCGGGAATATCAACGGCAAACGATTGAGCAAAGGCATTATCTGTATTTAGCTTTAAATCTGCAATAACGTCAACGGGTGAAATATTAGACCCTACTCTGTTTTGTCCGATTGTCTGAATTACCGTACCCGTTATTTTGGTAACATTCAAGCTGTCATCATTAAATTCAAGTCCTATCGGTTGAACATACAACGACCCGTATAAAGGGTGCGAGATAGTCCACGGGTTAGGGTTTAAAGAACTAATTTTAAAATCTTGCTCCTTAATCAGATTGTCCGAACCTTGTAAAAATATCTCAATGTTGTACTTTGTGCCTAGAGGTTTTCGCCTTACGACCAATGTACCTGAAACGTCTTTAAAATTAAATTCAGATACATTATACTCCTGCGCCATTGACGCATTAAGCCAATTGACGGTGTACTTAACGCCATCGCCTGTCGTAATTGTGTAGTCCTTTTTTATGTTTTCGAGCCAAGCCACTATCCTCTAATTTTTGCTATTTGCTTTTCAGCGTTTAAAATAAAAAACTGCTCCATTTCTGACGCACTCATTAAACTTGCTTTCTTCATAAAGTGAGTAGCCTTTACGTTCACATTTCTACCGCCCTTAACTGAATAAACGGGAGTATATTGTATATCGCCTTTTGTCGCTGAATCAATACGCATCAACATTCTGTTACCTCTACTGTTCCTCCATGCTGATAATACAAACCCACCTTTGCCCGCAAACATTGCACTGCTAAACCATTTACCTGCATTTGTTTTTGCATTACTTTTTTTAGCATCTACAATTTTTGATTTAATGGCTTTTAAACGCATCTTATCAGTTACCCGCCTGTTAAAACTACCTGCTACCCTTGCACCTGCCAACGGAATAAATGCCCTGTGTTCAATACTACCTGCATTTTCCTGTTGTTCCAAATCTTGTGTAGCACCTCCTACCTCTTTTGCCCCGCCTTGTGGTAGAAAACCAACTTCACTTTGCATACTGTTTATATCAAAACCTTGCGCAAAGTTGACTTTAGAAGTTGCACCCCAAAAAGTAGGATTACGATGTACAAACAGTTCACTTGTCAAAGGCATTGTTTTCTGCTTCACATTCATAGCAGTCATGTTCAATGTCTGACGTACCGCAACGGGCAAAGCTGAACGGCTAATGCGTTCTAAAGTTGCCGTATGCCTCACCACTGCGTCTGAATTGATATTAATGAACATATTACAAATCTACTCTTTTTTTAACAAAGCAGGGTGTAGAAACACCCACTCTAAACTACATGAAATCAATAAACACTACACTAATTATAAAAATACGATACGCCGTCAAGGGCAATAAAATCATTAACTCCCGTTGGCACATCAGAAGCATTTGGAATAGTTATATTTCCCGTATTGGTTATTTGTATAACTATTGTCGAATACGTTGTTGTTCCGAGGGTATATTTTGGCACTGAAAAAAGCACGTTAGCAAGTGGTCTGTAACCTGACATTAAAGTACCTAATGTTGCAGATGGTGTATGCGAAGTAGTTGCCATCAGACCATCTAACTGTATTTTATTTCGTGTGCAAGCTGTGCGCCTTGCATTTACAACCCCTCCCGAAGTCCAACCCGTTCCAGCCGTAACGGCGGTTATAGTTTCACCAAAAACAGCCTCGATATACTGATAGCCGTTAGCATGATTGTCGGGAGTGTTGTTAGGCGTAATAAACGATAATGCCATTGCCTTTTGAAAAAACTGCCACATATCATCTAATGCAACCTTATCTACAATAGTTCCGTTAGGCGTGTTTAATACATCACCAAATGGGTAATCGGTTGAAGGTGGTACAGTTGTTCCGCTAAAATGATTAATGTCGTATGCCATAGTATTTATTGTTTTAAACTTTTACTGATAATTTTTATATGCTTCGGCGGCGGCTAGTTCAGTATCAAAATAACCCAAACACTTTCTCTTGCCATTAATTACAATTCTTGAAACCCACTTTGAACTATTTTTATACCACGATACGCCTCTGTAAATAGAACTTCTTGTCCTTTCATTTTTTTTCACAAATAAATTACCGTTTACGGCATTCAATGAAGCGATATTACCATGATATTCCTTTGCGGCATTGTTGTACGCTTGCGCCGCATCTAACTCTGTTTTATAAATGCCAATATGAATTATTCTCCCATTTGCTTTTATAGATGTCTGCCAATTATTTGTTGATTTCACAAAACATACTCCCCTATATTTAGAAGTTGTATTTGGTATTTTATGCGTTTTTATTCTTTGTGGTATGTAATCTTTTGTGTGTTCCACGTTGTTCAAGTTAGCAAATTCGCCATGAAATTCAATTGCGGCTAAATTGTAGGCTAATGCGGCATCCGTTTCGGAGGCAAAAGTCCCTAAATGAATTATTTTTTCACCGTTATGTATAGTAGCTCTCCATTGGTTTGCAACACCTCTTTGATTAACTCCTTTATATTTACTTGTTTTTGTTCCTTTAGACCGTCTGTTTTTCATGTTTTGAGTAACAGTTGCTTTTCGCAAATTATGCCTCTGATTATCTAAAGTATCATTATTTACATGGTCGCCCATAATTTCCGTATCATTAAAAGTTAACCCTAATATTTCACGGTGCATTGAAACTATTTTTGTATTCCAGTATATTTCGCCATTGTGAATTATTTTTTTCCTAACACTTCTTGTGGCATACCATAAGTCTCCCTTAGTTGACTTTTGGGCAGTCCACTTAAATTGATTTAAATAATCAAAATCTTCATCGTCTACTAATGCAAATTTACCTCTTGATAATTGTATAGTTTTCATAGCCTAAATATACGAAATAAAGAGCAAACCCACTGTTTGAGCAGGTTTGAGACTTAATAATAATTGCCTAAACTCTGTGCGTCTGCTAATTGGTATTGTCGCAAACGTAATAATATTTGACGGGTCTGCAACGTAAAATGTATTGCGATAATTTGAACCGATTGCAAACATTGCATCTTCCGCCTCTTCCAAATAATTTACCGCTAAAGTTATTCCATTGTCAATCCACTTTCCCGCTAATTCAACC